TCCTCCTTTCGTTTTAAAATGGCGCCGATGATCAGCGACGCCGCGCATCCCACAAGCCACGATCCGCCCGGTACGCCCCCAAATCCACCCGGCGCCATTCATGACGGAGCCACATTACGAGGTCGTACCCTTTGTCCAGGATGAACAGGGCCACGATGACGCCGCAGATGACGAGGATGAGCATGGAGAGGTCGAAGATCATGCGGCCGCCCTCACTTCCTCGATGATGCCGAGCTTCAGACAGTTCATCCGGACCGGGCCGCGTGCCCAGCCCTGGCCCCTGCGAATGATCTCCCGCACATCTGCCCTTTCGCCGCCATGTTCGGCCATGCGGTTGCTAATGTCCTGAAGGGCAATGACATGCTCCATGGCCTCGTCGGGGTCGTCAGCGAGGGCGATCTGGCCGGCGTGGATCAGGATGCCATCACGAAGGGCGTGGAGCTCTTCTTTCTCGGCGCAGGCGGGGCACATGCCGCTCGACAGGGCGGGGCCGTCCATGGGGGCGTTACACCAGCTACACACCATGAATCACCTCCCTATGCCCGCAGGCCATGCAGACGACCTGCGATTCAGTTTTGATCGTGGCCACGGCCTTTGAGGGCGTGTTCGTACTGGATAGCGGCTGACATCATGCCACCTCCTCCAATTTCTCGCCCTCCGCATCTTATCGACTTCATCTGAACAAACCTTTAGCACAAGCGCTAAGGCAATGCAAGCGATTTTTAGCAAATTAATTTAATTATGATAATCAGTATAATATCGGCGGCTTGCGGCTTTTGGTTGTCACGTTTATGTCGCTACGGAAAGAAATAATAATAAAGCTTGCATCGGATTATCAATCGTGCTAATGGCTTCCCTATGAAGCTAAAAGCTTATTTAAAAGATGAAGGGCTAAATCCTTTCACGTTCGGGGCCGCCATTGGCGTGCACCCGATGACGGTGTATAGATATCTTCGAGGAACTACGCCTACCGCGGAGATAGCCAAGCGCATCATAGACGCGAGCGGCGGCAGGGTAACGCTCAAAGATCTGGTTCAGGAGAATAAAAATGAGCGCGGTAACACGCGGTAGGGCATGTTCAAATGCCTTAGCGCCCGAGACCCTCCTCTTTGAGGGGCATCATAGAGCTTCCAGCTCTGCCCCTCATTTTTTTAACAGCCGTATGGCCCTTGGCGGCGGGCGCCCTTGCCCTCCCCGCATCGGATAGACACGCCCGCCGCTATCGGGGCCGCCCAAAGAGGTGAATGAATGATCAAGGTCTATGTTGCTGGTAGGTATTCGGATGATAACGTGCTCGACGTCCTTAACAACATCAGGCGCGGAATCCAGATGTGTAAGGATCTCCTATTGATGGGCTTTGCGCCGTTCTGTCCATGGCTGGACCATCAATACATCCTGGCCATGGATCAGTTTGAGGTCGAAACGGTCACTGTCGGGACGTTTCAGGCCCCCTCGATGGCCTGGCTTGAGGCGTCAGATTGCGTTCTGGTGATACCCTTCCGCGCTGAAACCAGCAAAGGCACACAATCCGAAATAGCCAGGGCGCACGAAATAGGCAAGCCCGTGTTCTTCTCGGTTGAGGGTCTGGTGGAGTGGCGCAATTACCGTGCTTTAGACGGGGCCGCCCATAGGTGATGAATGATGGAATATAGTGAATTTATACGGTCAAAAGAGATAAGGGTGAAAGCGTCTGGCTTTTATCCAGAGGCCGAGATTAATCCTGTGCTTTTCGATTTTCAGCGGGCTATTGTCAGGTGGGCGCTCATCCGCGGCAAGGCGGCGGTGTTCGCCGATTGCGGGCTCGGGAAAACACCCATCCAATTGGAATGGGCGCATCATGTCACCGGCCATACAGGCCAGCCTGTTCTTATCTTGGCCCCTTTGGCTGTATCAAAGCAGACCGTGCGAGAAGGCGATAAGTTCGGCATAAAGGTCAATCCGTGCCGGTGCGCCGATGACGTCAAGCCCGGCGTAAATATCGCTAACTATGAAATGCTGCACGCGTTTGACGTGCCCGTGTTCTCTGGTGTTGTCCTGGACGAATCAAGTATCCTGAAATCGTACGCCGGCAAGGTGCGCACGCAGATAATCGAGTCATTCACAGAAACCCCGTATAAGCTTGCCTGTACCGCCACACCCGCCCCAAACGACTATATGGAGCTGGGAAATCATGCGCAATTTTTAAACGTCATGACCAGAGAAGAAATGCTCGCCATGTTCTTCATCAATGACGGCGGAGATGTCGGACAATGGAGGCTCAAGGGACATGCCCAAAAAGAGTTTTGGAAGTGGATATGTCAATGGGCGGTTATGCTCCGCAAGCCGTCAGACCTGGGATACTCCGATGAAGGGTTTGCCCTGCCCGAGTTATGCCTGCATGAACATGTCATACCAAGCGCAAACGAAACAGATCGGCTTTTTGATGTTGGTGTAAAGACACTAGAAGAGCGGCGCAGGGCTCGCAAGTCATCCCTGAGCGATAGGGTCAAAGTCGCGGCCGATCTGGCAGCCGAACACCCCGACGATCAATGGTTGGTGTGGTGTGACTTGAACGACGAAAGCGCCGCACTGTCTCGATCAATTCCAGGATCAACGGAAGTCAAAGGCGCTGATACCAACGAGCACAAGGAAACATCCATGCTGGGATTCGCGGCCGGATCGGTGCGTGTGCTGGTATCCAAGCCATCTATTTGCGGGTTTGGGATGAATTTCCAGGGATGCCATAATGTCATTTTTACAGGTCTGTCGGACTCATATGAGCAATTTTATCAGGCCGTGCGGAGATGCTGGCGCTTTGGTCAAAAACAGACCGTGGACGTGCATATAGTCATATCCGAGTCCGAGGGACCGGTGCTTGAAAATATCAAGCGTAAGGAGCGTGATGCCATGAAATTAGCGGAGGGCATGGTCGATCATATGGCCGACATCAGTAAGGCCATATTGCACGATAATGAATATCAGATCCCGGACTATAAACGAGCAGAGGAACACGGCGACGGATGGAAGATGTACCTGGGCGATTCGGTGGAGATCGTCCGCGATATTCCAGACGACAGCATTGGCTATTCGATTTTTTCCCCTCCTTTTGCATCACTGTTTACATACACCAACAGTCCCCGGGACATGGGCAACTGCAAGACGGCGGACGAGTTTAAGGAGCATTTCCGCTACCTGATTGCCGAGCTGTACCGGGTAATCATGCCGGGGAGGCTGGTGTCTTTCCACTGCATGAACCTGCCGGCCACGATCAACAGGGACGGATATATCGGCATGCATGATTTCCGTGGCGATCTCATCCGCATGTTTCAGTCTGCCGGGTTCATCTACCATTCCGAGGTTTGCATTTGGAAGGACCCCCTTGTGCAGGCAACCAGAACCAAAAATTTAACCCTGGCCCATAAGCAGATATCCAAGGATTCGAGCCGGTGCGCCCAGGGGCTTCCTGATTACCTTGTGACTGTTCGCAAGCCAGGCGTCAACCCCGAGCCGATAGCGCACGGCAGAGGTTTTGAATCCTATATCGGTGAAATGCCTGAGCCTGATGACCGTAAAGAAAATGATCCGCGTACCAACAAGTACAGCCATCATGTATGGCAGCGGTACGCCTCGCCGGTATGGTTCGACATCCGGCAGACCAGGACGCTGAACGAGAGGGCGGCGCGAGAGCATGCAGACGAACGCCACATCTGCCCGCTGCAATTGGATGTCATTGATAGAGCGCTCGTCCTTTGGAGCAACCCTGGCGATACGGTGTTATCGCCTTTTGCCGGCATCGGCTCAGAGGGTTACTGCTCCGTGCGGATGGGCCGCAAATTCATCGGGATGGAGCTAAAGGAATCATACTACGCAGAGGCCATAAAGAATATCAAGGCGGCTCAATCAGAGGGCAACCAGGAGGTACTTTTTGCCTAAACCCCTTCTCACCAAAAAGCAGTGCTGGCAACGCTTCCTCCTATCCCTGCACGTCAACGGGCATTTGGGGGAAAGAATGTTCAACGTGCTGTACTTTGGGAGGTTTGATGAGTAAGCCACGTTTACTTGATCTGTTCTGTGGGGCCGGTGGCTGTTCCATGGGCTACCACCGCGCAGGCTTTGAGGTTGTGGGAGTCGATATTAGGCCTCAAAAGCGTTACCCGTTCGAGTTCATCCAGGCAGACGCGTTATCTGTTGATCTCGCCTTTATGAGGTCGTTTGACGCCATTCATGCAAGCCCGCCGTGCCAAGCCCACACGTCCCTAAAAACAATGTGGAATGCAAAAGACCATCTCGACCTTATAGCTCCAACCCGCGATAAATTAATCAGCACCGGACTGCCTTATGTGATCGAGAATGTGCCGGGTGCCCCGCTCGGATTTTCGATAGTGCTATGTGGGACAATGTTCGGTCTTGGCGTCGCTGGGGTTGCAGAATTAAGACGACATCGTGTTTTTGAATCCAGCTTTTTTATCTGTAAAACCCTCCAGTGTCGCCATGGCAAAGGCGTAATCGGTGTCTATGGTGGTCATGGACGCAACCGCAAACGTGTTCCGGTAATTGGTGTTTATGGTGGTGGACATGGAGTAGGCCTGCACCGAAGAGAAAAGGGGGAGAAAAGCTTTACAGCCGACGAGCAACGCCAAGCCATGGGGATAGATTGGATGACCGTTGACGAGCTTTCCCAAGCCATCCCGCCCGCATATACCGAGTTCATAGGCCGTCAACTTATGGATTACCTCAAGGCGGTTGCAGCATGAAGCCCTTGCTCACCAAAAAGCAGTGCTGGCAACGCTTCCTCCTCTCCCTGCACGTCAACGGGCATCTGGGGGAGCGGTGGTTTAATTGGCTGTACTACGGGAGGCTGCGTTGGCGCTGAGATGGACCGAGGATGATTTAAAGGCTCACCAGGCCAAGCAGAAGGCCAGTGTAGACGCATACCTGAAGCCGAAAAAAATCATCCTTCCTCGCCCATGCTTCCCCGAGAACGATGGTATGAACAAAACCGAGCGGGCCTATGCCGGTCATTTGGAGATCCGCAAACAGGCCGGCGAGATCATAGACTACCGATTCCAGCCGCTGCGGCTTGTGCTCGCGCCGGGCGGCAACGGGGAAAGGGGCGTCACCTATGAGCCCGACTTCCTCGTCATAGCCGAACACCTGGAGCTCCACGACTGCAAGGCTATCTGGCGCAAGGTCAGTCAAAGGCCGCATATTGAGGATGACGCCCGTTGTAAGATGTTTATATCGGCCCTGACGCTGTTCCCATGGTTCGTGTTCAAGATCGTGTGGAGGGACGGCGGGATGTGGTGCGAGAAGGTGATTTGAGATGAGTAAGGCACCATCGTTTCCCCTTTATCCAGCCGACATAATCAGGGATACTAGAATTCTATCCCTTGAGGCAAGGGGTGCATGGTGCGACTTTTTATTCTTCGCCCACTCATCAGAGCATCGTGGAAAATTGACCTACACGATATCAGGTTGGGCTCGTCTTTGGGGCTGTGATGTCGCAACCGCACAGCGATGCATTAATGAAATTAAAGACACAAATATTGGCAATGTAACGATCTGTAACGATGATGTAACGATTATAAATAGAAGGATGGTAAAAGAAGAAAAGATTAAAGAACAAACCAAGTTACGTGTCAGAAGGCATCGTGAAACGCATCCATGTAACGCAGTTGAAACACCGATGTACAGCGCCCCTTCTTTTTCTTCTTCTTTAGAATCTAAGATTCTAGAAGATTCTTTACCTAGTACCATTAACCCTACCTTTGTAGAGAGAGGCGTTTCAGCAAAAACTGAAACGCCCTCAGTCGCTCCGAAAAAGGATAAGCCAAAAAGGGCATCCCAGATGCCGGCCGATTTTTCCTTGACCCCGCAGATGGAGGCATACGCCAGAGCAAAGGGGCTGGATGGCGATATAGCCATGGTCTGGGAAAGATTTGTCCTTCATCACCAGTCAAAGGGGACGACGATGATGGACTGGAACAAGGCCTGGATGAAGTGGGTGCTCAACGAGATCAAGTTTGCCGGGCGCGCCAATGGTGGATACCCGGCGAAACAGCTCGCCAATGATGCGCGAGAGAGAAAGCCTCTGACCAAAGAGCAAATCGAGGAGCTGGTGTCGTGATTATTCCGAACAATCAGAATATCGAAAGGATCATTCTCGGCGGAATTCTGATCGATGAGAGCATTCATGACCAGATTTTTGACGTGCTCAGTCCGGACGATTTCTATTCTGAGCGGCACCGCAGAATCTACGAGCACATGCGAGGGCTCTACCAACAGAAGAACCCCGTGGACTGGGTGACTGTCTGTGGAATGCCAAAGATAGAACAGATCGGCGGCGAAACCTATGTCATGGGCCTCGTGGATGCCGTTGGAACGGCGGCGAACTGGGAGCACTATAGCAAGGAGTTGCGCCGCCTTACCACAGCGAGGCGCGGCATTAAGGCAGCGCAGGACATGATGACGGCGCTGTCAACCAATGTCGCGATTGAGGACGCTATCGATCAAGCACAGCAGATCGTGCTGGGCCTCGATAATGCCATGACGCCAGGGCATCAATACACGGCGCAGAATTTAGCCCACGAATCGATGAGGCGATATCGGGAGCTATCCGAGCATGGGCGAGGATCAGGAATACCGTCCGGATACGCTCAACTGGATGAGATGTTGGGGGGCGGATACCGCAAGATCTTTGGCATTATCGCGGGCAGGCCTGGGCAGGGAAAGACGGCGCTCGCATGCAACATGGCGCTTTATCAGGCAAAACAGGGCTTTGGCGTCGGAATCGTCTCACTGGAGATGGCCCGAGACGAGATATGGAACAGGTTCGTCTCCATAAAGGCCCTGATAAACTCGGTCAAGCTCGAAAACGGGCGGCTCAACGGCGAGGATTGGGAGGCTATCGTCAACGCGAACAGCGCCTTGAGTAAGTGCAATCTCATCATCGACGATTCGCCCGGAGGACAACCGGTGTCAGAGATCCGACGCCTATGCCGCAGGTTGAAGAAGCGTGGAGCTGAAATCATCTACATCGACCAGCTTTCAAAGATCCGGGGCCAAGGGAAGGGGTTGTACGAGACAAACACTCATGTCGTAAACGAACTATCACCGCTGGCGAAGGAGTTGGGCATACCGATCATCCTTTTGGCGCAGATCAACCGCGAGGCCGTAGCCCAGGCGAACAAGAGGCCATCGCTAAACCATCTCAAGGCCACCGGGGCACTCGAAGAGGATGCGGACATCGTTCTCTTCGTGCATCGGGAATACGAATACACCCGAGACGAAGAGAAAAAGCACGAGGCGGTGCTCGATCTCGCCAAGCACCGGGGAGGCCCATGCGGCGAGATCTCTCTGAGATGGATCGGCAAGTACACCAGATTCGAGGAGGCATGATGGAAGCCGAGATTGAAAGGGTCAAGAAGCTGATAGCAGGCAAGGAAGAGCTTGTCAGGCATTTGGCCGGCAAGGGCCAGGTATCGGAGAACATCGCTGTATGCCAGCAGATAGCCGGCCTGAAAGAATATCTCAGAATAATCGAAGGGGTTGCGTGATGTGGCTCGCAATCTTCTTCGCAGGTTTAATCATCGGCGGCTGTTTCGGCGCCCTGCTCATGGCATGCATCAGTATCGATCGGATCAACAGCGAGTGCCACCCGAGGGCTGACCATGAGTGAGCCGTACATCTCAGATCCGGTACGGAAGGCGATGCGGGAGCAGCTCAAGGCGAACATCGTCGCCGCGGCGCGCAAGGACATCTCCTTGTCGTTCGTAGATTTGGGTGAGCGGTTCGGATGCGGAAGGAATACGGTCAGGCGCGTGATCAAGGATCGGGCGCCGGATGTGTATGAGAGGCTGAGAGTGAGGGGTTAAATGCTATCTGTTTGTATGATTGTAAAAAACGAGGCGTTTAATCTGCCTTATATCCTGGCTGATATACGCGGTGTGGCTGATGAGATTATCGTGGTTGATACCGGATCGACTGATGATACCAAGGAAATCGCCAAAGCGGCCGGGGCCAAGGTGTTCGATTCTCCGTGGTGTGACGATTTCTCAGCGGCGCGCAATTATTCGCTGAGCCAGGCCACAGGGCATATGATCCTCTGGCTGGATGCCGATGACCGGATAAACCCGGCATCCAAGGCGGCAATGCTGCGCGAGCTCAAAACTATCGAGCGTAAAATGTACTTCTGCCGCGTAAAAAATACCAACGGGCCGGAATTCCTGCAACTGCGCATGTTCCCAAACGACAAACGCATCAGGTTTAACGGGCGAGTGCATGAGGCCATTTTTGAGATGCACGGCTACGAACAAGAGTTGTTTGATTCGGCATTTGTCATCAACCATACCGGATATGAGCGCCCAGACGTAGCGCGCGCTAAGCTTTTGCGTAATCTGGGCCTCCTCGAAAAGTCTGAAAAAAATTATCATGTGTGCTTCTGCCTGGGAAAAACATTCGATGCGCTGGGAAAGCGCGCGAAGGCTCTGAAGCACTACATACGCGCGATTAAGGCGTTGGAAAAGGTCAACGTGCAGCCTGACATGCTGTATGCGTCTATCGTGGGGGTGTGTAAGTGTTTGCTTGATGCCGGGAAAATCAAGGCGTGCGAGTCCATGGCCAGGCGCGCAATCGATATGCGTCCGTATGATGTCAGGGGCTGGTATTATTTGGGAAAATCATTGAGCGATCTCGAGGCCTACGCGAGGGGGTTGGAATGCCGAAATTATCTATCGTCAATACAAACGCATCACGAGTGGTATCATGTGAGATGCTTGATCGAGGCGAATCTGATCAGGCAGGGGGTGAGGGGGTGACGTGCCTGGAGGCGGCCTTGAATCGCGCCTGGGCGAAATTCAAGATGAGAGGCGAATATCTGGCGGGTCTGCGGCATGAGCAGAAGCTCAAGAGCGGTACGTTATTTCTGGCTCACAGCGAAGGGTTTATGGCAGGCGTGGCCTGGCATCGAAGCCAAATCGAAGACGGGGTGAGATGATGGGATTGAGAATCGGAGATGAAGCGACTGCAGGTGGACTGCCCGGCATGTGCTTTTTGGCCAGGAATGAATCAGGGGTTATCAACGGCATGGGGCAAATTATGTCGAGTCCCGGGCCTGGCTTATACCTGGTGCGGACATTTTCCATGGCCACCGGTGAAAAGGATAAGTTCCTGCAGGTGGTCAAAGTCGAGCAAATGGCGCGGTGGATGTTGTTTAAGTCGGTCGAGGACATGATGGAGTGCTACAGCACAGCGAAGAGGTGAGGCATGGATGAACGTATTGTCGGCCGGAAAGACATCGTTGAGCTGTTCCGCAAGATGTACGGCATTACGACCTGGCACGGGGCAAGAAAGAGCATCGAGAAAAATCACTTTCCCCTCAGGCGTACACCGTCGGGCCGGCCTATGTTCATAATTTCTGAGCTGATTGAGTACGATGAGGAGTTTTTAAAGCATGTGGGGCTATGATAAAAAGCCCGCCGAAGCGGGCTAGGGGCGGTCATGACGGAAACCGGGCGGGCGACTATTGGGCTATCCCGGCAATAATCCATCCAACGCCAGACCGAGCTGGTAAAGCGACGGCATGTCATCGGGGTATGCTGACCGCACGAAATCCAG